GATTTTCGATTGTTTTTTACAATAGTCTAAAAGGTGATATGACAGATGAAATAAATCTCCACAAATTGGATAGTGCGGGAAAAGGGAATGTAGATAAGTCAGATTATGTACTTGAATTTTTGGATGATTTGAAAAAAAGAATAACATCATCAATTGTAAACAAGTCTGATAATTTAGATAAAATACTTCGCGACACATTTATTTATGAAAACAAGTTCAGCTTTATGAAACTTGTATTTGATAACCATCAACAATCAAAAAAACGTATTCAAGACATACTTGAAATATTAAGTATTATAATTTATAATAGAATCAAGGGATTTTTAACAGAATATTCCAAACTTCTTATCTCTAAAAACATGTTTCGTATGAAGGTAGAGCAACTATTAAGTGGTGGAATGGACCAAACAGAAATTGTAAGTGTTGTAACCAAAATGGCAAAGAGACAAAATGCCATTAAAAAAGCGATTAATTCTGTTTTCAAGAAAAAACTAAATTTGTCTTATGAAGATTTAGACAAATATGAAAAATATGAGTTTGAATCAATATTGAGAAATAAGAATCTGACAAATGAAGATATTGAACTTCTTAGAAATGATAGTAAAATTGAAGCTAATATATACGATATTTTAAATACATTTTTTAGATGGAAGTTACCAATACTATATAATGAGATGATAGACAAATGGGAGGCAGAGTGTACTGAAAGCAAATGTAACTATTTTGCATTGGAAGTACCAGCATTTGCAAAAAAAGGTGGGTATCAAATGGCAATCAATGCAAAACCATATTTTATACAAAAAGCCTTAGCAAAGTCTGGAGGTAGAGCTATTGTTTACATCGATGGAGATATGTTTGTTAGAAAGTATCCTCATATTTTTGATACTGAAAATGTAGATTTTATGGCCAGAGGGTGGTGGTCAGACCCACGTGCGGCGGATCATTATCAAGATTCCGCGGGAGTAATGATGGACCCATACATGTTTGAAACATCTGGTGGTATAATGTATTTTGCTGATTCAAAGAAATCAAAGCAATTACTTAAATATTGGATTGATGATACTCAGAAACCAAGGAATGATGGTAAAGCAGATGATAGAATATTATCTTTAACTTTTAATGTAAGAAAATTATTGTTAGATATAACAAGTATTCAATTACCAATCGAATATTTATGGCTTACCATCAATTATTCACCAAGAGCAATGGAGAAAATGTATGATTGGGACTTTGAAATGGTTAGAAAAAATGTTATAATAGAACATCCTGAATGTTTAACTACGGAAGATACAGCAACTGGAGCTGGAGCATCAAGTGACCGTCAGCCAAAATATTACGATTTTATTGAAGATTTAAAGCCTATATCAGAACTTTTACATGAAGATGTTTTTGTTCAATCGGATGTTATGAAAAGTGAACTTAAACCCTATTTAGATTATTTGAAACATGAATGTTACTACATTAATGATATAGATGAAGATCCAGATTCAAATATATGGATTGATAATGGAATGATAAGAAAAGACGGATATAATAGTGTTGAAACAAAATTTTTTAATAAAAAACCCTTTACAGTTTTTGGTAAAGAAGATGAGTATCAAGGAGAATATGAATATAATGGAAATACAATATTTATATCAGATGTTCAGAAATATAACCGAGAAAAGTGCTTAGAAATAAAAGAAAGAAAAATAAATAGTGGTATAAAGGAAAACAAATTTGATAATGATTCACTTAACACAATACATCTTACTGAAGATTATGTTGAAGAAAATATACGTATTAACGACCCTTTGAAAAGAGATCTTATACCAAGAATTATAGCACATTTGAAAGATAATAAAGATGTTATTTGGTATCCAAGTGGAACTAATTATAATATGATTGAAACCGTTTATAATGAAACTAATCCAGATTATGATTTTCAATTTACTCCAATTAGTGATGAATTATATGATACAATTGCAGATTATTATAAGGTTGGTATTGATTTAACAAAACCTATACTTTTTCTAAAACCGTATAAGGGTTATGATATATATGAGATGCAAAGATATGTTGAAAATAGTATTCTTATTAAATTTTTGATGATGCATCAATATTTAGAACAAATTTCTAATACACTTAGGAATGGTTCATATCAATTTGTGTCCAGGCTTAGAATCAAATATATTAATCCTGCAAATAAGACTAAGAGTGATAAAGATTCAACTGGAACAATAGCATCTTTAAGAAATCATCATTTTCCACCAGGTTCAATTGAACAGGGTTTATATAATTCCAGAATACAAGAACAAGCCATTGAATTACCAAGAAACACAACATCTGTAAATTTACAACCTAATGGTAGGCTTTTTAGAAATATTGTTACTGAATATACATATGTAGAAACCACAATGGATGATTCTGCTGCTGCCCTCGACGAATTTGACAATGAGATAACTGAAATATTCGGACAAGAAACCGAAGCTCCTTCAACAACCGGAGCTACTGGACGATTAACTGCTTCAGCAAGTGAAATAGAATTAGAGGATGATGATAGTTTTGAAGAGACTGATACACAGAATAATATATCTACTTTTGTTGGGGGTAGAAGTACCCCTTCACCAGTTAATAGTCCAATGACTATTCCAAGTAATTTAGACCAAAGACGTTCAAAAACACCAGACAGTTTGGCACCAATTATTCAAGATGATGCCCACTCTATTTTTCAGGCAGAAATTAAGGCATATATGAGAGAGATGGATATGGAAAGCATAATTGAGGAAACAATAGAGATTTTATCTGAAATGAAAGAGAATGAAAGAGAATGAAAAAATGACTTTAGTTTTCTAATAAATATGAAATAAAGATACTTGATGACAAAGGTTAACTTTATTCATATCCCAAAAAATGCGGGAACTTCTATAGAAGAATATTGTAATAACAGTCAGAAGTTATCATACAATGGTCATGATGCAAAAATTAGTAGTCTCGACAATCAAATGATTATAATTAGGGATCCATATTCTCGATTTTGTTCGGCAGTCAAATATGCGATTGAAAACTATTCAAATTCAGAAAAGATTCGAAAGATTATCAATGCAGGACTTAAAACTCCAAGTCAATGGGCAGAAGTATGGGGTGACAAATCACACAAATATCATAATCTTATTATTGATGAAGTTACAAATCATGAACATAAGATAGATTCTGTTAAGATACCATTAAAGTGGACATATACTCCGCAACATTATTGGATTAATGAGAATAAATTGAAGTACGTTGTTCCCTTTGATGATATGGAAACTTATCTTGTACATCGTTTTGGTGGAAAAGTACCGAACAATAATGTATCGACGAATAGAAGAAGATATAAACTATCAAAAAAGGCAAAGGATTTCTTAAAAAAAATGTATAAGAAAGATTTTGAATTTATTGAGAAATATTCAAACTTTCAAGTATCTACTTGGTATCTTGATTCAAATGTTTGCGATTATTGATTGAAATCAGTTGGTAAACCGACTGGTGGTTCTATATTAATTGGAACGGTTTCATTTTGATTACTATCGGGCTCTCCAAAATCGAATGAATATTTTGATTTCCAATAATCTTTGGGTGGAATTAATAAATCTAAGAATTTTTTCCAAGCTTCAACTTCTTCTCTTTCACAAAACAAATTATATCCGTTATTTTCATACAAGAATCGGAGAAATGTATTCCCAAATTTAACAAAGCGTATTGATTCAAGTAATCCTGAATCAATCATCATATTTGTAATATCTATGATAATTGCACCGTTAACTTTTTTGAATCTTTTACTATTACGGTTTATAATTGCTTCAAAGTATTTCCACCTTAAAGCACATAATTTTGGTATTACAAAACAATTTTCTGCGATTATGACTAATACAAAATTTTTGTTAATTACACTTTCAAGTCCATATATATATTGAGAATTCACATAAATTTCTTGTTTCACAGCTTCATGTAAGTGGAAAACATGTAAATTATAATTTTTTACAAATTTGTGTAATCTTTCACCGAATATCGTATTCATAGATGATATTATATATTAATACTTAATTAGTTCTATTGTCTAATAATTTTGACCTCATGAGCTCTATTATGTGAAATTCCCATACATGACAATTAGGATATTTATTATTTTTAATCTCTTGATTCGCTTTATTTGACTTATTTTTTGACTTTTTTTTTGAAAAACAACATTGTATCTCTTTTTTTCTCTCAAAAAAACCGTCATCGACAGGTAAATTTACAAACATCCTATATGTATTAAGAGATATGTCTTTAAGTAGATATAAGTAAATCTTTATTAAAATAAACTATAAACAACAATGCGTCTTGTATACCTACAATTCTTATCAACGATGGCATATAAGCTGTATATTCACCCTTTAGAGAATAAAATTGCATATGTAAGGGGTATTAGTGATATAAAGAATGTTGATAAAAACACATTTGATAGTCTTAGAGAAGATTTTAAGAAATATCCGATGCTAATATTTAAAGATTGTAAGCATGTATGTCCTGAAACCTTTCTGGATTTTTCAAAAGAGTTTGACTTAGATGCCGATTTAGATGCTCTTGATTCACCATTGGAATATCAACATCAGATGTTACAGCCATTTGACCAATTTCCGGATTGTAAGCATGTTGCACCAAGAGGTTCTATTACTCTAAAAAATTACTTTAATATTAAGAATATTGAAGTTGAGCCCTATGAGCCATTTAAAACGGATTATATATGGCATTCTGATATTTTGGGTCACGACTACAAATTAGTTCACGTAGTAACCGCATTTTATATTGTAGAACAACCTTTAATTGGAGGTGATACCGACTTTATTTCTGGAGAAAGAATATATGAAAGTCTAAAACAAGAAGAAAAAATTGCTTGTGAGAACATTTTAACAGAAATTAATCGTAGAAAATTTGTAACTGGAACAATGAAACAGGATTATGCTGGAGTTAACCGACTTGAACCGCATTTAGAAATGACAGAAGGAACAAATTCGGTTCCAATACTTTTTGCCCCAGACGATCCTTCTGAATCGCCAAGAGTATTGGTGTTGCCAACTTTTTTTGAGAAAGTGAATGGATGGACTGTATCAAATTCCAGAAAGTGGATGAAAAATTTTA